ATATATAAGATTTATCGAAAGCAGAAATAAAGACTCTATTAAAGGGGGCAATCATCACATATGTCCTAAAAGTAAATATATGTTTCCTCAGTTTTCAAACATAAAAGAACATCCATGGAACGTGATAAAGCTAACCCATAGAGAACATTTTATAGCACATTGGATACTATCCAAGGTATTTACTAATATAAAACACAAATCGTCCATGTTAAAAGCATTCAGTAGAATGCGCGATAGAAGTAAAACACATAACGATGTATATTACAATTCTAGAATATATGAATCTGCTAGAATGGCAAACATACTATCTATGACTATAAACAACCCAATGCATAATCAGACGATAAAGGACAGAGCAAAAGATAAATGGAAAGTATTTCTTCTTACGGAGGAAGGAAAAACATTCAAACAAAATCAATCTGACAGAATGAAAGGTGTTGATTTTAAGTCGTTCTTTACTGAAAGTGGTATGACTGACTTACGAAATAGGTGGTTAAATATTCCAAGACCCAAGACACAGGAACATATATCAAATCACAAAAGATCAATCTCTGATGGCATCTACAAAACACCATTTGGGAGTTTTTACACCCCAAACGATGCTTCTAATAGTGATAAGAATGTTGACAAGTTATCCAGATATTTGATAATAAAATACTGTAAGAATGAAGTTGATGGATTTTCGTTTATTCCAAAAACTCAAAATCAAATTCATTGATTTTATTGGCAAGACAAAAATTTATTACCTTTTGTCTGTCCTCACTTGGCAAATCAATACCCTCTATCCATGTTCCTCCAACATGACGTTCGCCCTTCACCTTGAACACTAAACTGGGCGAGTTGTATCCCGGAGTAACACACGTCCATACGACACCTTCGCCGATGCCGATCTTGCCGAATGCCTTACCAACAGGACACTCGTTTTCGACTGCTTCAGTAATCTCGTTCAACTTGTTTTGAGCAGGAGCAGGAACGTTGAAGTCAATATCAATTTCCCACATAGGGAAATTGTTGATGTTGTAAATGTTCAAGTCAGGACGTTGAATGAAAGAGTATTGGTCCATGTTCAACCATACGCCATCCGCCAGAATCTTGAAGATAACAAACATCTTAGGCAGCCCGTTGATAGCAACTCCAGACTGAATGTTACCACCGCACCACTCGCCGAAGATTACACATTCGTTAGCGGGAATCTGGTTAAAGAATTGATTCCAGTCAATACCGTCTGCCCAGAATGCAAAGCCAGCATTGTCAGGACCTTCCGCCTTGATAATGTTGGAACGAGACTGAAACCACTGTTCACCGCTAACCCTAGCAACGGCCGCGTTAGTACCGTGTAACTTAACCGTACCACGAAACTTCAAGGTAGGCAAAGTCTCGTTCTTATGAAAGAACCGCACTTCCTTGATTACATTACGAAATTGCCCAATAGAAGGAAACTTGATATGTTCCATGTTATTTCTCGTCAAATCCATCCAAAAAATTTAAACTCAGCATAGGCGATCAGTGCGACCACAAAAAATCAATACAAACACAAAGAAGAAACAATCCATTATAGTTCCTTAGATGATTGAAGTGCATATGGTGTCATCAAAGCTAATCCAAAGAAAGAACCCAGTGCAATTGTCATCAGAGATTCGGAACCAACTGCGCTCATGACGAAAACAAGACCGACGAAAAACATTGTGCCTTTGACTGACATGATGAACTCCTCGTTTACGATGAAATACATTCTACAGAAGTGTGTATTTATTGTCAACAAATAAAAAGGAACCGAAGTTCCTTTTTATTTTCAACGTCTTACAGAGTTTATTCCGCTGGAGCAGGCGCTACTTGCTTCATTGCTTGACCACGAATCTTACCAATCAGGTCGGCGACCTGACTAAACGGTTTTTCACTCAATGCAACCAATACTGCATTCACTTCATCCAAAGTCAATTCGATTGTTAGTTGAACCTTTTCTTCCATAATTTACAACCTTTCATTTATTACCAATGGTATATTTACTACACAATTCCCAATTATGCTTGTCCTTATAAGAAACGATCTTAATTGAACTCAATGCAGATTCCTTTTCAGTCTTTTTCGGATCAACGATGAACAATAATCCCCATTCTTCCAAAAGATTGATGATCATATTTCTACGCTCAATATCTTCTTCACTCAACGACGATTGTTTACCATCTAATGCAAATAATTCTTTGAAATGGGTGATAAAATACTTCCCGCGTTTATGCAATATATGACAACTCTGATACAACTTTTTATCTTTGAATGAAGGAATACCGATTCGTGTCAACGTTTCCTTGATCTTTAGAAATGCCTCAGGATCATCCAGTCGGACTTCTACTAATGTTTCTATCATAAAATATCACTTTCTACCACCACGTTCTAAATTTTCACGGATAACTATCATCTGCGAAGGTGTCAGAAACCGCGAATACTCCACGGCTCTGTCATTATTTATGTAGTAATATTCCATGATTGCTGCTATATCATCATTAGATTTTACTTTTGCCCAATTATCGTATCTCTTACCTTTTGGAATAGAATGATAATAAAAATCTAATTGCCATTTCTTTTCAATTGCGGCATTCAAGTTCATTTCATTTGCGTGAAATATCGTATGTAGATTATAACTGAATGCACGATTCATTAGGAATGGAAGATACTCTCGTTTGGTTTCTTCGTCCCATTCGATCTTAGTCTTACTATCAATCGCGTTTTTTATGTCGAACGTTTTCATTTCCAACTACACGTCATCATAATTTCCGTCAATGCTGCCACTGAGTTGATTTCTTGATCAGCGACAAATGCTGCTTGGAACTGATACTTCGCAAGAATCGTCACAAGATCAGGAACAGCTTTCGGCTCCATCTGTTCGGACACCTTAGAATAAAGGTCTGAGAATAATTTCACGCTATCAACATCTAGATTGTGTGCTACCCAGTGTCGAACATCCCTGAATTTACGTTCCTTCAACGCAGTCACCAACTTGTTCAGATTGTCTTCCGACAAGTTGACGAGAATGCCCGTATCAATCTTTCCGGACGAACTATACCGTTGTAGTTCATTCAATACACGACGGTAATCTGGAAAATGCTTCTGGATAAGTTCTGCCACAACTCGCTTGTCATATTCGATGTTCTCCATGTCCAGAATCAACGAAACGCGCTTCATGAATTGTGTGGCTAGCTTCGGCTTCTCGGAGTTTGGAATTTTGAACTCATACACGGCGCAACGAGATTGCAAGGGTTCAATGATTCGATTGCGATAGTTGCAGGTGAAAATGAACGTGCAGTTTTTCGAAAATTCCTCAATGAATCCACGCAATGCGGGTTGAACAGAATTTGCGTTTAGGTAATCCGCCTCGTCAAGAATAACCACTTTTTTTGCGTCATAAAATGACATGGTCGAGGCGAACGATGCAATCCTAGTACGTAGAACATCAATGCCGTTATCGATAGAACCGTTGACAAGAAGCCAATCAGCACCAACTGTTTCACATAGAGCAATGGCTACCGTTGTCTTTCCAACACCAGCGTTACCAGACAACAACATCGTTGGTATTCGATTACTTTGTGCGATACCTTTGAACGTGGTTTTTAGTTCTTCGGGAAGAATACATTCATCGATCGATTTTGGTCTATATTTCTGAACCCAGACAAATTCATTGGGATTGCTTGTTACTTCTGACATAACTTCCTCATGATAAAATGGTGGGACTGGAGGATTACGATACCTCGACCTTGGCGTTATGAGCACCCTGCTGCTTCCTCTGAGCTACAGTCCCGTAAGAGTTATTTATTGCTTACTCTTATGTTCTTTCTTCAATGACTTGTACATCTGCTTCTGTGCATTACCACCATCCGGAACAATCCCACGTGCGATCTTCCGCAACTCTTTAGCAACTTTTCCCCGCATATTGTTTTCTCCTTAACTGAATTGGCAATCTTCGAGAGCGATAAAGTAAGTCACCTTATTGTTCTTACCAACGAAACGCCCGATGTTCTTCTTGCTGATTTCGACGGTATAATCATCTTCGATCATCTTCAAGTTATCATTCTTGATGATTAGATTGAACGTTTCCTTAGTCTCTGCGCCAGTCTCAAGCGTGAAACCATTACTGGTTGCATCTTTACGATCACCCATCGATACAGTGACATTTTTGCCGTCGCCAGAAATCATAACGTCTTGAATTCCAAGATTGGCACCAGCTTTTGCAATCGAAATCAATTGTGCTGCGGTAAGCATAAACGATACATCCACCGCAGGCATTGTGATTGCCTTCTGAGGATATACAAGAATGTTAGGGCTTGCAAAGGTAATCTTGTACTTGATTCCTGACTTCGCTAGTTCCACGTTGGTCTTACCGAACGTGATTTCAGGATCATCAAGTTCATTCAATGAACTCAACAACTGAGAAAGATTGAAGATTCCGAAATCGACTGGGAACTTTTCTGGAACTTCAACCTCGGCCATGATGTTCTTCTGAATCGACATGGTACTCAACGTCGAGCCAGCTTTGACAAACAAGTTTGAGTTAATTGTGGAAAAATTTTTCAATAACAACATCGTATTTTTTGACAACTTCATATATTATACTCCTTCAGGTTCTGGTACAGACACAACTACTTCATCTACATCAATAATACTACACCCGGCACGAGAAAGCAAATCTTTCAACAGACCAGTTGGAGTCTTGACGCTGCCCCAGTTCTGCGTATATGACTTGAGTTGTCGACCTGTCAGTCGATGTTGATCCGTGCCGTCAGTAACGCGAGTTTCAACTCCATCTGCATTGGTTTCAGTCTTGAGCTTGGGAACGTCAATGACAATCTTGTTCCCCAATTTGCGCCAGTGCTTCATTTTGTTACGAGTATGCGCCATACTATACTTCCTTCTTCAAATCGTCGATAAAACTTTGGATGTACCAAACTGCCTTTTCACAATCTTGAATCTGTTTTTCGACAGAATCAAGACCAACCTCATCTTTCAGCCCTTGACGCCATAGATACTTCATGGCGTTTCCAATCTGGAAGTTGTAATGTTTCGTAATGTCGATACACTCAACTCCAGACGGATGTGACGTGTAATGCTTAGGACGGTTGACGGGATCATTACATGCCGTGTTAGTTTTCAATTCACCCCGAACGTACTTAGCAATACCAGCAGCAAGTCCTTCACACATATGGTATTCACCATCAATCAATTCTTCACCACAATACTCACAGAAGTGCGTCATTTTAATCATGTTTAAATATCCTTGTAGAAGTTATGACCACAATGATTACACTTGTACCGTTGCTTGGTGCCGTCAAAATTGAACCCCTTCTTATGAACCGATCCACTACCGCAAGATGGGCATACTACGGCAGCCCGAGGTGCAGTCACGTTTTTGTAAGTCTCGGTAATCTTTTTGATCAGTTCATATACCGTCATTCCGATAGATGCGGTACAATCAATATCATCAGCATCAAAACCAAGGTCTTCCTCGACATTCATGATCAATTTAACAAGATCAAGTCTGTCAAGTCCAAGATCCAAGAAAGTTGTATCAAGTTCATCTTCATTAAGATATCCATAATCAACAATAAAATTGTTGATGGAATCAAGAATACGATATTCTGTATTGGTTAGTTCGATATTGCGGGATTCAACAGGAGCATCAATGACTTCAACAGACTTCTCGTTGTAATCCTTGTTCAGATACTTTTGCTTCCAACCAGGTGCGGTAATATCCTTCCAAATCAGATACTTGGCAGCACGACCCTTTGCGTTATTATAGTCAGAAGGAATCGACACCACATCCGCAGGATTGATCTTAACCAGCAACAGTCGGTCACCATCACCATTGCCATACTTGTCAAGATAGTTCTTGGAACAGAAGTGAAGACCTTGCGAACACGTATTTTCACGGCGGTCATCCACCGTGTTGCGAGGCATTTCAACAACAGTTCCAACAGCGTTCATAAACTTGCCATCATGAATGGAAGTGTAATTGTTGTTAACCATTTTGTAGGCAATGAAATGCCCATCGGATGTGATGGGAAGTTCGGTTTCTTCCAAGAACAAATACAGTTCATCGACCGCAACCTTTGAAGGATTGGACATCAAGTTGTTCATGAAAGCAACCAGAGGAGCAGCATCAAAACCGTCATGAATCATTGCCAAGACACGAGTGGTCATAGTGTTATGCAATTCCGTCTTTTCGCCGTTCGGCATCATGTAGTAAACGACCCCATTTGCGACGGAGATAACGTCCCCAGACTTTGACCCATAATCGGTGATGATCTTGGCGACAGACATTTTAGTAACGGCTTCGTAATTACCAGACTTGATTCCTGCTACTGCATCAGCGAACTTTGGATGATCGCTTGTAAACTTCGTCACTTCGCCCGTTTCCAAGTTCATGACAGACACATAATTGCTTGTAACAATGTGAGAATACGACATTTTCAAACTCCTTTTTCGATTAGATTTACATACTCTTGAATATGCGCGCGTCGATCAGTCCAAATAGTCCCACCAACGTACCTGTCAAATTCAATATATTGTAACATCGGATAGATTTCTTTGCAAATTTTTTCGATGTTTTCGTAATTAATGATATCAATAACATCCAGCGTTTCTCCTGAAATCCGACATGCTTGTTCTAACGTCTCCAAAATTGCAGTCGTTGAACCATATTGACGAGTAATATCAATGTGTTTCGCCTTTACGACGCAAATAATATCCTTAACTGGTTTAAGGATTTCATCAAGTTTAGTTGACTTTATGTCGTAAAACGTCAAATTGCCGAACACTCGATTGTTGCGCACAGCAGAACCCAACCAGTTAATCTTAGCATTTTCGATATCCTCTGCAAGAGCTGGACTATTTTTCAGGTTTTCGATGAACTTTTTCATTGCAGTCTTTTGGTCATCAAAAGCAAGAACTTCGCCCTTGTGACCAATAACATAATATCCTTGGTTATGTAGAAATTTGACGGTAGACGTGAATTCTGGATTAGCATCACGAGAACGAGCATCCCTGATGTTCAATGACACCTTGTCTGTGTATCCTTCTGCTTGCATCTTGGTAATACGTACAAACATGCGTCCATCAAGCAGGTAATAATCATCATCAGACGTTCCGCGTCTTTTTGTGGTACGAGGAACCTTAGGCAAAGACGATGCATTTATGACAGGAAACTCTGGACCAAGCAGATTTTCTTCCATGATCACGAAAAAGTCGGTCGATCCTTTGTAAGCTTGTTTTACACGTGCGGCAGCATCCCGAACACCTTCACGCAAGACAACCTTGACTCGTGCGATTTGATCAATCGCAACGGAAAGTGTGCGATAATCTTTGTTAGTATTAAGGTCAAACGATTCACTAACATTCACCGCGTAAGTTCGCCAACAGTTGAAATTCCTGAGGGCGTCGTTGATGTTCTTGTACTCGCCCCGATGCACTATTGACAGACTTACGCCAGGTTTCCATGTCACACAATAACGTCGAAAATCGTTGGGAAGATCAACAACCCCGTATGAATTTCCCTTTACCGCCTCGCGGACGAAATCATGAGGATAGTTGTTCCATTGAGTCATTACGAGACTGCGATACTCGACGCCATTTTTAGCAACAGAAATTGCAGCCTTGATTTCCGACAACATTTCACTACCAATTTCCTTCAAACGATTAATGATCGCCGTTGTGGTCTTGGTATTGTATTGAATCTGTTCCCGAGAAATGCCCAAGTCAATGGAACTCGTTTCGAAGAACAGGTCAATGTTGTTTTTGAAAAGACTGAGAATCAACGGTTGATCGATTGAACCGCCCAACTTTTTCGCATCAAGTGGATATTCGCGCATCGTTGTGATTACGTTGATGCCGCTGACATAGTCAGACCGAATACCATACTTTTCAGTTTGCTTTTTATAGCTGGTCTTCACAATGCCGATATTCCTGTTGAACTTCGGAAGAACCCGATAGTGCTTGAATGCCTTATGAGCAGCGGACTCCCACAGATGAAACTTATTCTTTTCGATAGGAATTCGGACTTCAAGACCGCTTTCTTCGGTCTTACCTTCGAAGACTTTTGACAGCGCGAGACTACCTTCCCCGTTTACGAAAACTTCAAGTTTGATCATCTTTCCATTATGATGGGAAACGAGCGACCACGTGCTTGAAACAGACGCAACAGACTTTGAACCGATGCCGTAAAAGCCGATGGCGTTTGCGTCATCTTGCTTAGACGATTCGCCAAATTGGGTCAGAAACTTGAACAAGTCGGGTTCAGACATACCAGGACCATAGTCACGAATTACCAAGTCCGGCTCAACAGGTGTTGGCATGGTGATTCGAATAGGTTCATCTTCCTTACCGACCATACGGTGTGCATCAACACCGTTTGCTGACAACTCCGACAGAACCGCGTATTCCTTGTCAGTGTAAAGGAAGTTTGAAAGCATGGCAATCAACTTCTTACCATTAGTTTGCGACATACTAAACTCAACCGCGTTGGTCAAGTTAGTCTCTACCGAGCCCATACCCACTTGCATATTAGCCATTACAAAACTCCATATCAAAAGTAATTCTCATGTAATACATCTTACATAAGTGCCGAATTATTGTCAAACTTTTATTCTACTTCCTTGATACGAGCACCAGATGCCATGATTGTGATCTTCATGACTTTGAAAGGAGAACGTTCATAATTTTCAACTTCTTCCGCAACGAATTCTTTGAACGATTTCATGATAGTCATCCTCTTTACAATCTAATATTGAGCGAATGACTACATGTTACAGAAGATGTTAATTATTGTCAAGCACTGTAAAATTACCATGTTTTGTCAGCTTTAGATTAGCATCGAAACGATCCCCAAGGTTCTCCCGATGACTGATCACGAACAGATTTGTGTCCTTTAGTGATTCAACGATGCTCAAGAATCCATCGATGCCAGCTTGATCAAGTGACTGATCCATGATTTCATCCATGATCAAGAGGTTCGTATTTACAGATGACTTTAGACGAGCAACGTCACGAAAAACAAACATTAGAGCCAAGTTTATTCGTTGCTGCTCCCCCGCACTAAAGGATTCGTAGGTGAACGTGTCGCGGTGTCTACTCTTTACAGTTTCGTTGAAATTTTCATCCAACTCAAATGAAACAAACAGATCCATCAGGTCAAGATATTTTTTGATCAGCCCGTTCAAGACAGGTACGTATTGCTTGATGATTCTAGTCTTGATGCCAGTGTCCTTGAGCATTCCAGAGATAGCATCATAGTACGATTCCTGTTTCTTCAGTTCTTTTTTAGTTTCGGACGCCGACAAGATATCTTTAGCTAGGGAACTCAACTTTTCCTTTTCATCATCGATGGAACCGTTGTCCTGCAACATGTTTCCGAGTTCTTGATGATGTTTTGATAACAATGAATTGGCAATAGCAATCGCACTGTTGCATGTTCCGATTTCGCTTTGTAGTTTTCTTATCTGATCCTGCGTTTCGCTAATACGTGTGATTTGCTCATTGAACGACTTCATGCGTTCTTCGATTTCCTTTAGACCTTCTTCGAACTCAACAATCTTGCTGGTCGACTTCTTGATCAAATTTTCCCGATGATGTTCCTCAATGCTCTGGTGACATGTGGGGCAAATATCGGTGGTTGCGTAGAAGTCTTTGTCCTTGTCTTGCTTTGCGATGTTCGTCTTGATCTGCTTTGCGATATTGAGCAATTCGGACTTCTTGGTTGTTATCCGTTCGAAAGCGGTATCGTCCAACTCTGCTGCGTTGATGCCCAACGTCAACATTTCTATCTTTACGAATTGTGCGTGAACTTCTTCATTCAGTCGAATGATTTCCTTCTCAATGTCAGATTTCTTACCCTCTTTTTCGCTCTCCAACTTTTCCACAAACGACTGCTGCATCTTGATCTTCTCTTTCAAGAAGTTGATGTTTGTGGTTATCTTGTCAAGTTCTTCGTAGTGTGTTTTTACTTGTTGTTTCAATAAGTTATTCATGACAGAAAAAATCTTGATATCAAGAATGTCTTCGATGAACTCACGTCTTGCTGCCGCCTTTAGTCTCATAAAAGGCACATAATTGCCCGAACCCATAATGACCACTTGAGTGAACGTTTGATAGTTCATCTTCAAGATTGTTTGTTCAAGCACCTTCTGGTAGTCTCGCGTGTCCGCGTCTTGATTGAGCAACTTGCCGTTCTTGTAGATTTCAAACTTCTTAGGCTTGATGCCTCGTACAATGCGATATTTCACCTTGTTCACAGTGAAAGTAAGATCGACCTCAAGTCCCTTCTGATTTACGGAATTTATAATCTGGGGAATATTGATGTTTCGATAGGGTTTACCATACAGAGCAAACGTCAAAGAGTCTAGCATAATGGAACTTTTTCCTGTTCCATTTGTTGCGGTAACAAGTACAGACTTTGCTTGATTGTAGTCGATAACGAGAGGCGAATTGCCGACCGACATGAAATTTTTTAGTGTGATTGAACCAAACTTGATCATACGACTTCCATTTGTTGTGCTTCCGTATAGAGTGCGCGGAGCATTTTCTTGAGAACTTTTTTATCTAGAACATTATCAAGCGAGTCCACCGCTTTGTCAAGAATTTCTTTGGTGCTCTCAAGATCAAGTTTTTCGCCGGACTGTTCCTGTTCTTGGACGTTCTCGATGATCTTCACGTCCGCAGGTCCTTGCGCGTACAGCTTGGACAACAACTGATCGAATCCATATAGATTTGTTTTGCTTGAAACGATGATTTTTACATACTTACCTGCTAGACCAGAAAGATCAAACGATTTGTAATGATTGTCTGGGTCAAGTTGATCATCATAGACCATACGATGGAACAACAAATTAGGATTTTCGATGAATGTCATTTCCAGTGTGGACGTGCCAAATACGTGGAATCCCTTTGTGGATTCATGGTCGACCCACGTGATCTGATATGGCGTACCAACATAAAAAACATGCCCATCATCATTGCGGTGATGAAAGTGCCCAGAATATACAGAATCAAACTTCTTGAAGTCTTTAGTCGAAAGACCGTCCTCATGCTTCTGTCCTTTATCCATCTGAAAGCCCGCGAACTCGAAATGACCAAATGCGGCAATCGCTTCCGACGCTTTCACCTTTTCCAGTGTAGACTCAAGATTGCTTGAGTTTATCCAAGGGATGTACATAAATTTTGAGGTGCCAATGGTTACGTCGGTAGGCTCAACAAAAACGTTTATGTTATAATATTCGCGCAAAAGAAGAACAGGAGAACTCACATCATTCGTATTCCGAAAATACACGTCATGATTGCCTAGCAACACGTCCATTGTAATTTTCTCGGCCTGCATATAATCGAAAACTTTTGTCTTCCATTGATTTAGAACAACAAAGTTTACGAACTTTCTACGATCAAATATGTCTCCTAGTTGAATTATATGTTTGATCTTATGCTTTTTCATGTACGGAAACAACTGTTCCGTAAAAAATGAGATATGATAATCAGCAAATACTTGGCTATCGTTTCTTGCACCGATATGCACGTCACCCAATACAATAACTTTCATGTTATTTCTCTTCCATGAATTCTTCGAGAGAGTCCTTTATCACTTTCTTTTTCGCAGCCTTTGCTGCCTCATAACCTTTTGTGTCAAAGTAATATTGCTGTCTCATATCTTCGATTACGGCGCCTATCTCACCATCTTCAGTGTTGATAAGTTCATTGATAGGCATACTCTCGATAATTTTTGCTTTGATGTAGGATTGTTTCTGTTCAGTGCCAATTCTACGAACAAAGGCATACCAAGCAATTTGTGTAAAGTAAGCAAATGCGTATTTTGAGATTTCGGGATCATAATTATCAACGACTCGTAGACAATTTTCCAGTGCATCGCCAACCATTTCTTGGCGGAAAGAATAACCTATGAAGTTTGGGCGATATGATAACTTGTTACAAATATCGAATATACACTTGGCAATATAATCAGAAATAACAGGCTTTTCTTCATCGGGAGCAAGTTTCGCTAAAATTGCTCTACGTTCGGTAAGTGCAATAATAAAATCATCATTCGAAACATAATGATTTGTTTGTTTTTTCATGTTTATTTCCTTATGTTACATAAATACATCACTGAAGATCATAAAAATAAAATACGCAAATCAATGACAGGAATAAAAAGAGAACGTATCATTTGTAGAATCTCTGTTAGAAAAGAAATGACATTGATGGGATTCAACAAATATCTAAAGCATCTAAATAATTTAGTTGACATAATTTGATTTGTGCTCCGGGAAAGTGCTAGAAACTAAACTATAAAACTGATTATGAATGTCTTTTAGTTTTGGTTTCTCCATGTTATACCGATTAGATATTTCTAGTAATGACATTAGCATATCACTAAGAAGAATATCCAGTTCTTCGTTCAAACGAACGTTTAGTTTTACTGCTGTTACGATTCGATCTTTTAAATTGCGCATGACGTTTGTGGCTACAACGCTGCCGAACAGCCGCTTATGTTGCTCATCCATATGACAAACGTTTAGAATCTTTGAAATATGCACAAAATATTCTTCATCTTCAGAGAACGGAACCCATTGCATTAGTAGTATTTGATTTTCGTTTGCTGTTACCCTATGCGGCAAATATAGTGTCATAAAATCGTTCTCATCAGCAATACCATCAGTTTCTGTAAATAGGGTATCTCCATTATCCAACATTACGATAACTGGTGCTCGTTCGTTCTTGTTCATTTATTCTCCAAATCAATGTCTATGATACTATATTCGAATCCCTCTTTGGAGTAAATTTCCAGTCTTTTTCCAAAGTGGTCCCACGTATGATTTTCATGCTTACCAATTCGCAAATCATCCGCTAGATCAAACAAGGTAACGTGTGTCTTGTCTTTGGACATTCTCAATCCTCTACCGATACTCTGAATAACTCGAATGAGGGATTTTGTCGGGCTGGTAAACATGATGTTGTGTATTCTCTTGACGTTCACACCGGTCGAGAACACACCAGATGATGCTAATACTATAACATCATTTCCAGTCTCAATCAAATTTCGTATCGATTCCCTTTCCGCTGGTGGAGTTCCGCCATGAACGTAGTAAACGGGTCTATCGCCGGCAGACTCGCTAATAAGTCTATGCAGAACATCCCCATGTTTTTCGATAAAATTGAATAATATAAGAGTGTTTCCCGATAGAGATAATGCAAGATTTCTAATAAATTTATTACGTTTCTCATGACCAATGATAAAATCCATTTCTTTAGCATATTCGGTCTTTCTTAGTGTTTTACAGGTATCAGCAGAATACTTGAAAACTATGTTCTTGATTTTTATGTCGCTTAAAAGTTTTCTCTCTTGAAGTTCTTTTGTTGATGCTACCTTTGAAACTTCACCAAACAACGAAATGAGCATCTGTTTGTGGGTCTTTGATCTATCCAATGATCCAGTAAAACCCACTTTATACTTAGCGTTGATGCATTTTTCTACAATACTAGAAATCTCTTTTGATTTGCCTTGATGAACTTCATCCACAATAATCGCATCAAACTGAGCAAACCATTCATCTGGTATATTAGACTTTGTTTGAAGTGATTGCCACGTGGATATAAAAAAACTTTTCTTTGAATTTTTAACTTGTCCAGCATATATCACATGAACATTATCTTCGACGTTCCATTCATTCTTCGATGAGTAATCAATGAAATCGGATTTCATTTGATTGACAAGAGACACAGTAGGAACCATCAACAAAACTCTAAGATCAGATTCAATAAGATATCTGGCTATCGCATAGATTTGAGCTGATTTGCCTGAACCTGTCGGAGATAAAATTAGTCGTCTGTAGTTTCTGAGTGCCCGATATATTGCTTCATATTGATAATCTCTAAATTCAATTAAATTACCATCAGAATGAAGATTCAATGACTTTACAAAATCAACAAGTTCTGGTGCGGTCACAGACGATTTCTCAATTGGAAGCCCATATTGAGAATCACTCATAACGCACTCATAATTTCGGGATTCGCAAAATTCAATAATCTGCCGGGCGATGCCGACGTGAGTTTTTTGCTTATATACGGATATCAAATGGACATATCCGTCCCATACCTTATTCTTGAATTGTGGCGTATGTTGAAACCCAGGCATTTGGAACTTGAATGCATCGTCTAATTCTTGAAGCATCCAGACTTCTGCATCTAGGTGCAACCAGGACTCGTTCTTTTTTGTTATTGTTAGTTTATCTGTCATATATTGTAAGTATCATATCTATGTTTTTCCCGAAGAAGCATTTGTTCTAATTTATAACGCTGCTCCCTTTCTTCAATTTCTAAGAGTTCCTTGCGTAGTTTACGATTGAAACTTTCATTACCAATTTTTTTCAAAAATCTGTCGCAATGCTTCTTGTCGTTTCTCGGTTAGTGAATCGTCTATCATATCAATTTCCCTCCATGAACTTCTGGTAATCGAACAATGTTTTTAGTGAATATCCTCTCGAGTTAATTTCCTTCATGATATATTCAATCGTACTCAATGAAGTATTGTAATACTCAAGACGTTCCTCTTTTTCGTTCAATTGAGCGTCTTGTTCAAATAATTGATTTAGTTCTGTGGTGTTTGGCTTTAGACCTTGCCATTGCGGCCAGTTGTGATAAATGAGATCATTTTTAGTAAACTCGCCACGGTAGTATCTGCGTTTCAGATTCTTGAGTGCACTAAGTGCACGAATTGCCGCCGCCCGTTTTGAGCGAAATTCGACAAAGTATGCGAGGTACTTTGAATGTAGAAAAGGAACACGAGCAATCTCCTCAGCAATTTTGAGTTGATTTATCTTCGAGTCCTCTTTCCAATCTAGTAGAATATCTTCAATTTTTGACATAGTATGTTCATAGTTTTACACATATGACCATAATACTATATGAATTTGGTGAAGTCAAATTTACTGAATGTCGAACCACTCAACGGCGAATGCGGCCGTAAACGTGATTGGATCAGCGTCCGTTGGATTCGATCTTAGTTTCATGGAAGGAAGTGATATTGGATATACTCCGTTCATGATAAACGACTTCGGTCCAACAGTTACGTTACAATTAGACATATCAGTTGTCTTGATTGAATTCAAAACTGATAGATTTCGCATCCAGTTGTAAATCTGGAGATACGTTGTTAGATTCTTATCAAGCAGAATCTCAACCGTAAGATCAGTAAACTTTATCTTCTCACCTGGCAAAGCAATATCGTGAAAGCGAGTTGCCATATATGCGCTGTTCATCACCATTTCGGGCAACACGATAGAATGACAGTAAAAGGGTACACCCGGAATCTTACTGAAATTCAGTTGATAAGAAGTTTGTTGAAACAGACTAAAATCGTATTCGCAACCTATATCAGGCATTTTCTTGTCTCGCTGGATAATTCTTGTTTAGGAAATCTTGTTGAAGATCGTGAAAGTCGGTGTGAATGACCGGATATCCCTTCTCTACTAACCAAGATGATGCAAAGGCTGCGATATCTGCTTCTGATACTTCTTGTGTGTTTATTCTGTCAGTGCTACTCAATACATCTAGATATTTGTCTATGCTCATTTGTTGACCTCACATGTTGTGTATTTATCGAATGCCAAAAGTTAGGGTGCCACAGCCCCATATTCTCTCTATGCCACGTTCTTTCAAAATAATCCATTCAGGGCGATTATCATTTGGAGCGATTTTTTTCTTCATAAATGCTGCCCTATGCATTCGTACATGTTGTTCTTTTATATTGACGTACCAGTAACTAGGAGGATTAATCTTTATCAATTCAAAACCATTTGACTGATATACATCACCAAAAGACAAACATCTATCTGCGTAAGAAATTATCGACCCCGAGTGGTCTTTTCTAAAAGATTGAAGTAATTTAGAAAATCCTCCAACAACCTGAGTGTTCTTTTTGGTAGCAAATCTACTCAATTCCCAATCAAATTTTTTGTTATATCTCGATTTACAAAAAGTCATCACACAAACTAGATCATTTTTATAAAATAAACCATAAAAAAACGACGAAAAATCACTGCCTTGAATATGATTTTCTTTTAAAAACGTTTGCTTAGTTTGCTTGTCTATTTGTTTTACATCACAATTTTTAGCGTATAATCTATCGGTATAGATACCCAACTTTGATGCTATTATTGATTTGACTACATTAGTATTGTATGACCAATCATCAGAAAATAAGTGAAATAATTTATAACCAGACTTTTCAGCAAGTACCGTTTTATTCAAATGATAGTTAGAGTCTTTTCTGGCAGAAACGGATTTTTCATTTTGTCTATACAGATGATGAAACACACCATTAAACTCAAATGCAATCTTTTTACTTTCAACGACAATATCTAATTCTTGACCATTACCAAGCAATTTTCTATCTCCAGTTTTTGTTGAAAATCCAAGAGATTTGATAAAATCATTGACTTCTTTTTGTTGTTTAGATTCTCTGGTAAATTCCCGATCATAAGAATTTGGGGAATTTGCTTCAATTTTGTGTTTTTTTAAGTAGACCGACAAGGTGGATTTTGTTGTTCCTACGTCTTTTGCAATCTCATCTAAAGTTCTATGTTTTACTTTATGCTCATGATATAACCATTCATAATCAAGAACTTTTTGTTTTACCGAGTATAAAGATTCATTATATCTCACTTTAGGTATATCATGAATCTTACAGTATTTCTTTATCGGAATAACTGATAAGCCTAACTCATTAGCAATTGAGTCATACGTTCTTTTAAGTGTGATTCTTTGTTCGTATAACCATGATTTGTCGCTAAGTTTTGTTCTTTGATCATCAGACAATCTTCCATGTTTTTTTGAACAAGCATCGGAGCAGTATTTTATAAATTTATCAGAATACGACTTGTCATAAGATGCATATTTGCCGCATACAGGACAAGTCGGGCAGTTTTCTTCTGTTATCGAATTCCGTTCCAAAAACTCTAGGAAATTAGTTGGTGTTTTTGGATAAACTGAGGTGTACCAAGAATGTTCTGTCATATTAATTAGTGTTTATTTATCACGTCTATATTAACACATATGTTTAATATTGTCAAATAAAAGGGGAGCCTATAGGCTCCCCCTCAAATACATCCAAACTACTTTTACTTATTAGGTCAGGTTAGCGACCTTGGTCATGCGATAGTAACCATTCTTCTGAGCAGCCATGCCAACGTTACCCAGAGAGTCTGCATCGGCGCCAGCCAGTGGGTTGCCAACCATACCGTATCTCGTCTTGAAACCGATCTTAGGTTGGAAGGTGTTAGGATCAACTGCGCGAAGCATTTGCAGCGGAACGTATGGGCAGTAGAACATACCAGCGTCATAAGGAGAAGAACCCTTATAACCAACTAGGTAATACTGATTCGATGAACCATTTGACATGTACGGGTCGATATAAACCTTGTACTTGCCATTTAGAACACCAGCGAATGTTGTGCTTGCTTCATCAACTGTCAGATTAGCAGAGATAGCAGGAGCGTAGTCCAGCATACCAGCCATTGTCAGAGCAGATGCAACGTCGGCGGAACACAGAAGCATGTTACCACGACCACGACGGGTGATTTCTGCGATACGGTTAGCATCACGTTCGATTTGGAACAGCATACCCTTGAAGCGTTCAACTGACCAACGACCATTTGCGTCGGTGTCAAGGTCAAATGTGCCAGCGTTGGTAGTACCGTAGTCAGCGCCAGGCATAGCGATGGTGTAAATCTTACGGATAACTTCACGGTTGATTTCTGCGGTGATTTCACGGGACAGAATGTTGCTCAGTTCAGCCTCAGCATCCAGACCATGAACAGCCTTAAGGTCTTGTGCCAATTCGATTGAGTATTCAGCCTTCAAAGCACGTGACTGGGCGGTCACGGTGTGCTTCTCTATGGTGAAGCCCATGGTAGCAGGAATAACACCTTCAGCAGCAGTCGTAGACATAGCCAACGTTGTGTTGATATTGACACCTGAACCAGTTCCGTCGTTGATACCTGACGTACCAGCGGTGTAGCCAGTAGTAGTATCCCAAGGGGTATTGCTAGTTGCTTGAGCAGCGAATTCACCACCGGAGTAAGCAGAGTTAGCTTCTTGATACAATGCTTCTGTACCAGCAGAAATCGTGCTTTGATCGCCATAACGCGATTTCAGAGCAAAGACCAAGCCAGTAGGCAGATTCATAGGTTGAACACCGCACAGGTCATATGCAATCAGCATAGGCATTGCACGACGAACTAGACCGATAAGCACTGGGTCAAACTTACCAACGTTACCGGTAATGTTACCAGGAGCAATACCAGGAGTGCCGTTTTCGTTAAGGGTTTCGCGTTCTTCACGGATAGCCTGTTCTTGGTTCTCAAGACAGATAGCTGTAACAGCACGACGGTAAGGATCCTTGATTTCGGGCATGTCACTGTGGTCAATGACTGGCGCCCACTTTTCTTGGAGTTGTTGAGGAGTTAGTTTCATTTTGTTACTTCCTTTTCTTTGTGTTTATAATTAACGCTTGAATGATAGAGGACCAGAAAGGACGTTTACGTATGCTGCCATCGTGTTATTCAATTCAACGGATTGAACTGGAGTATCCGACTCAGCAATTACGGTTGCCTTTTTAGTCTTGGGGAAATGACTTTCCTTTATTGTTTTGACCTTTTGTTCAAAAGTCTCTGCTGATTCAAAGGTAAGACCTTCGCACAAACCAACAAACTTGTCTTTCTCTGTTGCTGTCAGTGTTGACCCTACATTCTCTACAATGTTTGCGCGCTTCAATGTAACAATCTCTTGTTCCATGTTCGCCATAGTAGAAACAGATTCATCAAGGGCAGCGGTCAGTTCTTCGATTTCGCTTGCTTGTTCATCTAGAATGTCCAACTTTTCCTCAGGTACATCAATGTAATGCTCAGTGAATAAATTCTTCAATCCATCAATAAAGTTTTCAATGATTTCACCTTTAATACCGCGTTCAAGGGCCAATTCGTTCGCTTCCAACCAAGTGTTAATTGCCTCGGTCATGTATCCATCAATATTTTCAACTAACTCATCCCTTACTGCGTCTACTGCCTCGTCAAGACGTTGAGCATATTCTTCATCTAGACGATTCAATTCTTGTTCAACACCTTCGGCAATTGCCGCTTCCATGATCGTTGCTGCTTTGACCATGAAGTCTTCTGAGAGGTCTTCACCAAAAGAAAGTGCGTCCATATGTTCTTTAACTGAGTTACCAAGTTTCTTTGACTTACCAGCATCGATCTTTGCATTGTCGGACTTTGTTTGCCCGTCTTGACCGCCACCAGCAGGATCACTTGTATCCATAGTTCCGTTATCTAGCTTCTTTGACTTGCCTGTTTCGGCCTTTGCATTGTCGGAAGCGGCTTGGGCGCCTTTGTCTACAGATTCATCGGATACAGCACCTTCTTGGGATGCTTCATCGTTTGAAACTCCTGGCAGCTTCTTGCCTTCCAGCAAGTCTTTAATTTTTGATTCGAGACTCATTTACAACTCCTATAATTCGTAATATTATTTAGTACAACTGCGATTTTGCTCACTATATTCATCAATATTATTTTCTACATCCTTATATTTACACATATCAAAATGATATCTAATCATAACTGGTTTGCCGCAAGCTTGCCGCAATAAGGACATGTTACTCTATTCTCTTAGTAAAGACTCGACGAAAAATTTGAATGCCGCTAATTTACGTTCTTCTGTGATTTTTTTCTTTTTCAGTTGTTCTATTGTAATTTCTTCAATCTCACCTGTTTTGGATATTACCCATTCACGCCCTTCAAGAAGACCATTTACCAGTGCTTGGGAATATGAGGGGTCGCCAACAATATCAACTGTATTCATCGTATAATCACTTTGAACCTCTGATAATCCATTACCGAGTTGTTTGATCGAACCCAAACCGCGAGTAGAAACTCCAAGTTGGGCACCGCCTTCCAAAAGATTTTGAGCAATCTTGCCCATTGGCGTGTCTAGAATCTTTGCTCGACCTAGAACGTCTTTACCATTAGAATCCCATTTCATATATTCAATAAGATGGGATACTCGATCAAGATTAATCGTTGGTCCAGCAGGATGATTTAATTCACCCATGGCACGTTTAGCTTCGATAATCGGCTGAAACTTCTTTAAAGCTCCATTTAGAACTGATTCATTATATATACGTTGATTTCTGTTTGGTGCAGTTCCAGTAAAGATGCCCTCAATAAAATATGTTTTCTTACCGCCGATAGATTCGGTAATCGTCTGTACTTCTTCTGATAGTTCTGATATGAGTTTCATTTATAATTACCTAATTATGGAGTTATTGCACTGAAGCCTTGTGAGTTCGAGAATCGCCTAGCCGCACGAACCAGAACAGCAGCCCGATCAGTAATCTGCGAGGGTTATTGAACAGCACTTGGTATTACCCTCGTCAGCCCAATCATCGCCAGTCGTGACCAGATAACCATAGCAATTGCCAGACGCATCCAGTTCGATAACTTTGTTGATCTGACTGATTTGCGCGTACAGCGAACTGCCGTTGACTGCCATTGTTGGCAGGTCAATGTAGCCGATGTAGCCGGCGTAGCCATCAGGCAACCCATGCCGCATTATCCGAATACGCTGACGCGGGTGACGCACTGCACAAGTGGGGGCGAAAATTAGTCATGCCGCTAGGGACTGAGGTGGCAAAAATGCGCAGCAACACGTCGGTCACATGAACGTGCCATTGACTGCGCCAATGCTCGCAAACGTCTCACATCAGAACCACCACCAGGCGGGCCAACCACGTCGCCAGCGGCATATGCTGTAGTATCGGATGGACGAGTCACGGCGACCAGTTACTTCCTGAAACAAATTGTTGTAAACTCATTATGGATATTCCTTCTTATGACGCTTGCATTATTGTTAACTGAGTTGCTGCACCAATACTAGTGATTGATGCTCTGACAAAATTTATGGTAGGGTCAATAATCGTATACTGAGTATCGTCGGTAACCGATGAATGTGTTATAGTATTTATATTAATCCAGTGAGACCCATCCAAACTAATTTGTAGAGTATAAGCAGCGCCACCAGTTCCAGTAACGTAGGATTGGACCACTCCGGGGCGAGTAGAATTATTTTTATACGATACAGCCGCTGTAGCACCAGTAAATCCTGTTGTGTAATATGAAGCAGTCACAAAACAGTCGATTTTTGGATTAGGTCCAATGGGTCCGTTTCCAGTTGATGGTACGTTAGCAGTTAATGATGTCCCTGTTGGAGTGGATGCAACAGTGGTTGTGAATGCTACTGGAGAACCAATCCACTGCACTTTAATTGTTTGCCCAGTAGTCAGCAAATGATTAGTTGCAAAACCGAACGTAAGGACTCCGCCGGCGAGAGTAACCTCTGTGGGCGTGAATGTTTGAGTAAAATAAACTAATTGAGTCATTTTTATTCCTTGTTTGCAAGACGCTTTAGATGTTGATGAAACATTCTGGCAGTGGAACCAGAAGCATATTTCGACTTACGATATCCGTATTTCTTGGCATGTGTCAAAAGAGAATGAACTGCACTTGAAGACAGTTGATAAAAATCTTTGTCACCATGTTGACTAAGAATTGATTTCGCGGTAATAGAGTCGAGTTTTTCTTTTGCTTCGTCCAGAGACATGACAATACCACCACGAATCACAACGTTTTCCTTTGTTTCTTCATTGAAGAAGTAAACGCCGGAATTGTTGCCGGTAACAACAGTATTTGTCTCGGCAAAACCTTCGGAGATAAGTTCTTTCTTCAACATCTTTAGAGCAAGAGCGGACTTGATGGAGTCAGTCAACGTCGGATATTCTTCAGCAGCCTTTTCCATCTTCTTCTTACCATACTTCTTGTCGCCAATATATGCAGCGACCCTTGGTCCTACTTTGGCAGCGAGCGTGGCGAAGCCGACGTGAGATTCATTCATACCAAACTCTTTATCTGGGTTATTCATATATGCAGAATTTTCGCGGGAATTTTTAATATATTCCAGCTTTTCTTTAGCTGCTTTCGCAATTTCAGGATCAGCATGATTCAAATGTTTTGTTGGATAGTGTTCCGTTGAAGCAATGTGTATGTTGAATAGAATCTTCTTCTTTTCATCATCGGGAGTATGTTCTTCACTATGCATCTGTGAGTAACCATGCTTCTCAAGGTCTTCGAGATTCTTACCACGATGTTCTTCACCAGTTTTTGTATTCTTAACAACCACTTCTCCATTAGCATCTTTCCATGCTTTATGGAAAGTACCATCACGATACACGTTACCGACGAAAGCGGAACCTTCCTCAAGTTCAACTTCCTCAGTCAAGTCTTTCCAACCATCTGCATGAATGTTTGCAACATGCTTTCCTGAGACATCCTTGACTATGATGGATTTACCTAGATTTTTTGCAGCAGTCTGCATAGACTTAACTGCATTTGAGGTTTTTCCCCACTCGGCAGGTTGTGAAGTAATTAATCCACCATGTTCAGGATGATAGAACTTATATCTTATCCCCCCCGATACCATGTTGAACGTTTCATAAAGTGCCTTAGGCATGATTATGCTCCTTTGTACTTTGTAGACTTTTTGACCTTAGGTAATGCGCCCATCTTTTGCTTCAACAAGTCAGCAATTGCAGACGAATCAAAGTTCTTGCCGCCGTGTTCGGTTGCCTTTGAAGGGCGACCACGACCACGCTTTACTGGAGCTTCTGCTTTTGGTTCATCGTAAACTTCATCACCCAATTCATCAGTTTTTACTTGTGCACCATAAGACTTACCTTTGACTAGACGACCTGGCATGTTGATAGCGCGATCTCTGGCCGGCATTTTTATACCGGTAGTGCCTTGGCGGGCTGTGATAGATTGTTCAAAGTTTTCATTGGTCGGGCGCTTGTAACCGATAGCATCTTCAATCTTCTTAGCCAAATGTACACCAACCTGACGGTGTTCTTCTGCATTCAGTTTAGTCTTATCACCAAGTCTAAACTCGCCGACCTTTGATAGGTTTTCTCCCATCTTCAAATTCCGCTGAGGATCGAAAGTGCCCTTTTCAAGACGCTTCTTAGCGGAACGAACTCCATAATCGAAGTGATTTGACTGGAAACCATTTGCTTTCATTAGTCGTTCTGCATGATTGGCTGGGTCAAAACCGACTCGCATTACGGCTTTCGTGCCTTCTTCAAGGTCATCTTTCGAATAACCTTCTAGTCCTTCCTTTTGAAACATGGTAGCGCCAATTTCTTCGCGCTTCACGTCAAGTGCCTCCGCAACTTTTTCCGTCATTACAGCAAGAAATGAGTCAACAAACCCTTCCTTGTTCTTAGCCATTAGATTGTCAATCATCGTTTGAATCGTCATTTCTAAACTCCTAATTATTGTTGACTTGGATCAGGCATTCCCTGACCTTGTTGCGGTGGTAATGAATCATCTTGCCCTGGTGGCATTGACATCATGCTTTGTTGCAACGCCATTTGTTGTTGCTGTTCATACATTCCTTCTGCGGTAAACCACCAAGGATGCGTATCATATTCGTCTGCCATCTGTTGTTGCATTTCTTTAATTTCTTCATCAGATTGCATGAACACGTTCTTAGCGACCCACTCAACTGAGAAGTATTTGCCCAACATCATGTCCATTGCTTGTGCGGTCTGAACACGTTGCAACAAAATCTCGTTATTCTTTAGTTCGGCGAAGAAATTATCCTTCTGGAATCTAAACGTAATCGATTCTTTGATTTCGTCCCATTCGTCCTCAGCAATAATTCCCTTTAGAATCAACTGAGTACGTAGAATTTCAAAGAACAGTTCAGAGAACTTACGACGAATCTTGCCGATGAACTTCTGAAACTTTACCTCATCACGCGATATCTCTGTAGAACGACCCATACTAAATCCAGTTTCTGGCATCATTCTAGATATAGGAATATTTAGAGCATTATATAATTTATTTTGGAAATATTCCACGTCAGCCAATTCGCCAAGATTTTGTCCACCTTGAAGTGTAGTAATTTCTGTGCCCTTATTACCATCGCGCCGGGGCATCCAGAAATCTTCCATCATAGACATATATTTCTTATCATCACGTACTTCACCAGTCTTTGTGTCATATACCAGTTTATTACGATAACGATTCATAATATCTTTGACGTATTGTTCTGCTTTACCCTTAGGCAAGTTACCAACGTCAATATAAAATATTCTGCGCTCGGGCGCACGAGACATACGGTAAATAACAACCGCGTCTTCCAACATTCTCAGTTGATTTGCAGGTCTTAGTGCCTTTTGCAAATAACTTAGAACTACTCCAGTATTCTGTTCCATGAATCCAGAAGGAATATAGATAACAGAATCTTGCGATAATCTTGCGCCGGCTTGTGGCGCACTGTTTTGTTGTTGCGCTAAATTAGGCTGTTGAACGAAACCCGACTGAGAATAAAGATAATACTCCTTCACACCCTTGACGATTTCAACACCAGAAGGATCTTTTTCCTTCAATATTTCTGCGACTTTCTTGATCTTTGTTGATTCAATTGGACGCAATTCTAAAATTCCGTCTTTTTGATTTTTACCAGTTAGAACGTTAAAGTAGATTCTACCATCAACATACCAGCGGCGAAAAAGGTCAGAGGCCTTCTCTGAAAATTTCAGTAGAGAAAGGACACCCTTAAATTCGTTGGTTATTATTTCCTTTATGGGATCAGACACCTCCAACCTGTCCAAGGCGATTTCTACCAACGGCGAATCATCTTCGTATGGTATTGCTTCGTTCACGATATCCTGAATTGCGATATCGACCTCTGGGTAAAGAGAAATCTCACGATATTTGGATATGGCTTGGATTTCATCCTTGACAGTACCATCCATATCAACATAATAACCGTAATATGATGCGGCCGCGGAAACTTGCATTGTGCCGTCATCAATATCCGGTGCAACAATAGAATGAGCAACCGACTCGATTTCATCGGTTGCTGTCTTCTTTCCAAACTGCCATCCAAATAAATTAATCATAAAGTAATTCTAATTCCAATTAAGCGATTGCAGGATTGTTTCGCGCGGAACCACCCATAGTAGGATCGTCACCTGCTGTAATCAGACCAGGAGTTGATGCCATTGGATCAATGCTTGTTACAGCGAAAGTTACGGTAAACTCTGCTAGAACGTCATTTTGTTGCCAGCCGAGTTGCATATCGGAAATATTTATTGGCCAGATACCAATAACTTGATACGTCTTGATAGGATTCGATGCACGATCAAGAAGCATAACGTAACCACTTGCGGAATAATTCGAAGGCGTTGTTTCGCCAGAGTTATTTGCGTAGTCGTTAATGTATGAGGACCACTGTTCAAAGGCGGTACGAATTTCCATTCCCTGATCAGCATAAATCGTGACTGTCCAAGGTTCGAATATACGCTCACCTGCTAAAGGTACTGCACGACCGCGGTGAAAGGCGGTTGCTTGTCCGATTGTGCTGCCCGGTAGACTTGATGCATGACACAGGAATGAGAACACCCCGTTGTCGATAAACATTGGTCCACCAAAATCGGTAAGTTGAACTTCAAACTGGTTAGGGCGAACACCACCACCAATTGTTTCTCTAAAACTTGTCAAATTTGCCATTTGGCTTTCTCCTTGTTACTGTTTTATTTAGAGAGGGATTTTACTCCCTCTCCGTTATAATGTTAGGCGTGTAGTGTGTTGAACTGCACCGATGACTTCACAGCAACGAAATTCAATACAACGTATTGGATTGAATATAGTGGCTTGATGTAAATATCAGCAATGAACTGCCCGGCTGCGATTGTTGCGTCCGTGTTGTTTGTACTGTCACACACAACCAAGAAGTCTGCCAAACCTTGATTTGCTTTTACGCTTGCCAAGAATGGCTTCACCATACCCACAAAGTTATTACGGGTGTTAGGTGTATTCAACTCAAACAACTGATATTGAGCGGCAGTTTGAATGGACTTCTTAAGAATGATAAACAGTCTACGAATGTTGTAGCTTTGGAAAGCAGATTGCTTGGATTGCATTGTGCGGTCACCAAACAGGACTGTACCCTTGGTAGGGAAAGAAACAACTGCATTGACTTGCTGAGGATACAGAATATCACGTGCAGCTTGATTCAATGGAGTCGAAATCTTGACAGCATTCTTGATTTGACCGCGGGTGAAACCGGCTGGAGAGAACCAAGATTGATAGTTTGCATCTAGGTTTGCGCATAGACCAGCGGTGTCACCGTTCAGAGGAATCCAACGATAAACTTGGTTGAATCCGTCGAATTGATACTTGTAACCGGAGTCTAGGAATGCGTATGAACTGTTTACATTCAGCGTCACACCGCGGAAGGTTTGAAGATCATTAACAACGGTCGAAGCAGCGGTGAATGGTACTCCGCTGTTGTTAGCGGAGACAAACACGATACAATCGCGGCGAGTTTCGGCGATATCAACTGCATATTGAACAACGTTGGCTGGATAATCAACAGTCATGATGTATGCGAGAGGAATCTGTTCTTTATCGGAGTATACTGAATATGCGTTTTGTAGTGCAGCGATCTTTTCAGGTCCAGTCAACGAACCGTCATCACCGGCAGACATGGAAACGACATACAGGGTAGTCATTTGTTGAGCAACGCCAGTAGAATACGTTGAAGATACGTTACCCCATGCAAGACCAGTTCCGGTAGAAGGTTCAGAAGCCCAGTAACACCAGTTTGAATTTACGTTCATGAACGTTGCGTAGTAGATACCTTGACCAAGATAGTTCGTTGCATCTGCTACCTTAGATAGTCCTTCCCACAACTCAAGAATGCGACCAGCAACACCGGTAATTGCACCAGTTTTATCGATAACGAAAACCGTTAGTTCGTCCATAACAGCGGCATTTGTAGCTGACATGAACGTTGTTGTTGTTGGTTTACCAAACTTCAAATATGAATATAGGTGACGGCTTTCACTCATGTACAGAGCATTACCTGTTACAGTGCAAGCGGTAGAGATACTTGCTGCCGAATAATCAACCGAAGTGATCGCAAACGTCAACGACCCTGAAGATGCAGATGCAAGAGTATGGGTGCCGTTGAATACTGCGTCGTCGCCGATAAATCCAGCAAGAGTCACGCTATCCCCGGTTGCGAATGGGAAACCTGAACCAGTAATCGTAGCAACGTCGGTAGCGATTGCAGCCGTAGCAACGTTGTATGACAGAGACTTGTTATAATCTGCTTGAAAGGTTGCCCATGTTCCGTTATCAATCATGATAACTTCGAGTGCATTTCCTAGAGCACCTGGTTGCTTACAAATCCACTCGCCAGCGGTAGTTAGACTTAGCTCAGTAGACATATCATATGCAGTTTGATTACCAAGAAGAATTCCAGATGTTGAACCGGACTTCTTAGCAGCGGCATTCATTACACCAGTGGCTTGGATACGAGTAACCCAAAGAGAACCGGAATATTGCAGGAAGTTCCATGCAGTAAACCATTCTTTGTAGTTGTCGTTATTTGGTGTTCCGAAGTAATTCTGTAGATCAGTTGTTGATGTACATAGAACAGGTTGTAGAAGTGGCCCAGTTGGGAACTGACCGACGATTGCGCCAGCGCCAGTAGCCGCAAGAGGCACTATTTGAGAAAAGTCGGTTTCGACAATGGCCACACTTGGGCTTGTTTGGATAGGCATTCTAAAACTCCTTAAAATTATAACATTTGGTGAATATTTTCACAAATATATTTAGCACTTCTCTTGTTTTGCACTTATTTAGACTTCAAAATCACAAGAAAACGCAATTGTCAAATATTTATATGTCATTGATTTCAATGAACCGTAACAAATAAATTTGACAAAAATAACCGCGCAGTGTTAGCATTAATGAATGGGTGCTAGATGGTAAATTCATGGATGCATCTTATAAGTTCTAATCTAAATCCAAATGAATCTACGAGCGAAGCGAGTGCGAACGAAGTTCGCTAGATTGTGCATTATCTCCCATTGATTACTACTTATGCACTATCCCTCCGGTCGCTGCCGTTGCGTATGGTAATTTAAACCATTAGCGAATTCGCCGCACTCGCTTCGTTCGCTTACCAGTTGAGATTTACTTCTTCTAGTTCATCAGATAATCCGTCTTGTATAAAACCGAACGGAGTCAAGGAGTCTTCCATCTCCTTTTCCTTGGCTAGATACATCTTATTTCTCATGCTTCTATCAGTAAGATCAACGAACCACGGTTGAGTTACCAACCAAGCGAATAACCATAAAGTTGCAACCATATCATCATGGAATCCATCATCGGCTTCCCATGTACCAGAGTCTGCTTGAACGAATGTACTTAGTTCGGTTATCGTATCGGCATCATTTACGATAAGTTGATTTCTCTCTACGATATCCTTCAAGTTTGCACAACCAATCCGTTTAGTCTTTTTGGTCGTTCTAATGCCAGGATACGGGTCGGCACCTTTCTTACCTAGTACGTCACCGGATTTGGTCCAGTAAAGATTCTCATATTCGTAGGTGTGAAAGAGTTCATCAGCCACCTGGGCACCAACATCATTGATTTCTACTAGAATAAATGCTTCATTATAATTTTTTGCCATATTGAAACAAATGCCCGCGTACATCAAAGGGGGAACTTCATTGTTCTTATATGTTGCGGCAACTCGATGCGGATATTCGGTTACGTCGAATATTGAGAATGCAGAGGCATCCAAATGACGACCTCTTGATACGTCAACAGTCATGGTATATACGCGATCTTTCTCTGGAGTTTTGTAGACCTTTAGCCCAGCGAATTCGCCTTCATATGTCTTTATTGGAATGTCATATGTAAGCGTTGCCATGGTTGTTGCTGACAGTAATTGTCTACTCGAACCCATGAACTCAGCAAGAATTTCCTGTGCTCCCTTTTGTTCACCCAGAATCGCCATCTGAGACTCGAACCATTTCTGATCTCTTCCAGGAGTTTGATACCAATGAACACGAACTGGATTGAAACCGTTTATTCCTTTTTCTGCATCAGACCAGAACTTGTAAAAATGATTGAAACCATTAGGCGTACTGGTAAGAATTACGCGGGCATCCCGTGAAGCCGTAATTGTTGGATATACCGACGTGAAGAATTCCTCAAAGGCTGTATTCTGAATGAACGCCATTTCATCGATATACAGAAGATTGATTGTTTTACCACGAATACCAGAACTTGATGTGGCAGCACCGAATAACTTTGAACCATTCTCTAGTTCAATCGATCTTCTATTAAAAACCTTGACGCCCATCTGCAACCACTTAGGAAGATTCTCATATGACATTCTGATACGTGATAGAATTTCATCGGAGGTTGCTTGCTTATTGGCGAGAACAGCAACAGACTTATTATCGTTGAATATGATATACCAAACGAAAAATGCAGCGGCAGTTTGGGTTTTGCCCTGCTGCCGGGCTGTTCGAACGATAGAAAATCTGTTATGATAATATGAATCGACCATCTCTTTCTGATAGTCGTACAATTCCATAAGGACTACACCGCGATCAGGGTGAACTACCTTGACGTACTTACATATAAAATATATCGGGTCCTGGGAACACTTGATATATTCATCAAGCATTTCCTCAGTATATTCGATGGGTGAATTTACAGGTCTAAGATTGGGGTTCGATTTAAAGGAAAGATGCTGTAAATATTCCTCAATTTGGGATAATTCTATCATTTATCCTTCTTACGCATATAGACCATGATAAACTCGGACTGAAAGAACAAATTCTATGAATGTTTTCATACTTTATACGGATTCTTCCAAGCGTCACCCGGGTCCCGGAATACGTCCTTTGCTTTTACTCGCCGGATTCCGCCGGCGAGTTCATCTTTATCCTGTACCTTGTGTTTGATAATATGATCACCATTCTTAGTATCAGTTTGAAGATACGTTGCAGTTCTAAGCGTATGCCCATTTTCCCTATGATAAACAGAATCTCCGCGTTTTAGCCCTGTAGCGGGTTCTTCCGGGTCGGTTACCCATTTTGCTTCTTTTACGAACTCTTTGAATGTTTTCATTTATTACCCAATCTCTCTGCGATTAGTTTATTAATATCGTTGCCTGAACCGACAAATATTGCTGTATTATTCATTACTGAGGCTTGCGTGGCCGCAGTCGGCGAACTATTGCCCTTCCGAGCGGTCTTTACGTCTTCTTTATCCTTACCTAGTTGCATTAGTGTTTTATTTAATGCAGCCATTTGACCAATAAGCCCACCAACCACTTCATATGCACGTGGATTCTCCGACTGTTCGGCCACGCGCAAGGCACCTTCTAACGCCATCTTACCTTGTTCCATGATCGAATATAAATTCAGACGAGCGTATGCAAAATCTGGATCCTCTGGAGTTTCAACTTCTTGAGGCATAATCGCAGACAAACTTAGCTCAGCAGAATGAATATCTGATGGTACTATGTTGAGCATCTTTTCAATTTCTTTCATAGTATCGTCCAGTTTGCAGCAATCGTATAAGCATCCGTCTTATTTGCTGTTCTTGGCACGACAACAGAATTATTTGTTTCCATTGGAGTACCGTCCATCGTGTTGATATTTGCAATCGTTTCCTTAATGACTCCAACATTATTAGAAGTCGGTCCGAACAGTTGAACGTCCATCGCAAACGTATATGTATCGATTATCCGTCTATTTGAATGAAGATCATCATAATTATCTTCACCAATTATACTCAACAGAGTAACAGGTACGTCCATCGAGAAGTTGTATTCGGGAAGAAGCAAGTAATTTAACGCCAATGATGGAGTGAAGTAAGGAAGAATTTGTTCCTTAATCTGTAGCGAATCATCAACAGTCTTGCAGTATGCCGAAAGTTCAAATGTAAGTCTCCAAGGTGCAGGTGAACCCACTGTTTTTGGTACTCCACAGTTTATAAGCATATGATCGAAGTGATTGCCGATTTTCTTTCCTGCTTGATATTCCATTGATATGATATCAAATGAAATTCGAGGCAACTCCGCTTCGAACTTTTTCAGAAACTCGGGGTCACCTTGAATACGTTGTAACCACTGTTGTTTTCTGGCAAATGAAATGGGAACTTCAACGTTTCTGATAGCCTTTCCTGTTGATTCATAATCGACTAGATGAATTCCGGAGAAAAGATTACCGAATGCAATGACCGCATTACGTATCGATTTATGGTAGTAAGGATTATTTTTGAACATTATAGTAGACTATTGAACGGATCATTGTCGTTGAACTTGATCGGTCCAACCGCGATATTGAGTGCTGCCGACGAATCATATTGTAGAGGAGATGCATTTGAATGTTCTTGGAAAATCGATGAACCATCTTCCTGTAGAAGTCTAAATCCACTTTCCTGCATCAATTCGAAGTCATATTGATTTGTATTGACTAGATTGATTGCATCATCAAGTTCGGTAATACCCGTGGTGCCAACGTCATTAGCAAATTGATATTGTTCAGTGGTTATTTTGTAAGAATACGTCATCTTACCCAACTGGACAAATTGCCAATCGAAGTCTATATAAACAATATTATAAAGGCGTTTAGTAATCGGATCATATATCAAATCGCCTTCTTGCGGACGATCGCCACCATTCATCATGACGGAAGCAATCGCATCCTTCTCCACTGCCCATCTAGTAACCGATATTTGAAACACGATCTGGTTGCGAATTTCAAGACCGAACTTCGAAATCATTTCTTGTTGACCCTGGAATCCAGAGAACGAGTCCTGATAAATTTCAATCTCGATATGCTTGTCAAACTTTGAAACGACATCCTCACCTAACACTAGATCAAGATTCTGAGTTTGTCTTGGAAGATAGAATGCATTGAACCCCGAGACTTGTATGGCTTCCGTTACGATTCCCTGTAACAGAGTCTGTTCATTCACCGGTTGCTTATTGAAGTATGGATTGGCTAGACCTGCCATTCGTTATCCTAACATCATTTGCAATGGAGCTTGGTTATTGATCATGTCGGCTTCAAGTTCCTTGAGTGCTTCCGTGGCCTCTATCATGATGTTTTCGCCGTTTAGATATGCACCACCAGGAAGCGCCAGATCCTTGTACTTGCGAAGATTGTTTCCCCATTGAAGTTTTACCTTCTCTGTGGCATACTTCTTAATCCAGATATCATTATAAAGATCGGTATACGTTTCATCATCAACGATACGATATACTTCAATAACGACATATTGCCCAGGGACGACCTCGGCATTCCAATCAATGTCCAAATATAGGTTTCCCATACGACGATTGAATCTGAATTGCTTCTCTTTACGTAGGAAGAAGTCCAACATTGAAATGTATTCCATTGACATGGTGAAATAACTCATGTTACCGCCAGCCAAATTTCTTAGATCATTCATGCGTAGTTGATACGTAATATCAAACAATCCATCGCCGTATGATGGCTGCCAAGGTAGAACACGCTCAATACCAACAATATCATTTCCGATAGGAATATACTTGTTATCCGCGTCGCCATACACAATCGCAGTCACCGTACATGTGCCACCAGTAAACTCCAATATATCGTTAACTAAGAAAAGGTTGCCCGTAGTCTTTGCTACGTATACGTCATTTCCCGAAATCGATAGCACGGAAGCACTGCCACCACTCGTGCTAAGTTGAATTCCTACAGAAATTCCAGTAACGGAGTCAACAGTGATTTTCGTAGCGGTGAACTGGTGCTTCACATAGTCACGAGTGATACCGTCTGGATGATATTCTTGAAACATTCGGATGGTGTCGTCAATTGCGTCAGATAATTGTGCATCAGCAACCTCGATATTGATTACCGGAGCACCTAATTTTCTAAGTGCGTAATCAGCCAAATCCTGTCTTGAATATATTGCCATGTTAGTTTGTCACAATCGAGTAAGTTGTTTTATATGTTGTTGACGTTGGACAGTTTGCGAAGACTGTGCATGTTCCGGATAGATACGATGCATAGAACGTCGGAACGTCTGTGAATGTTCCTATAGTGATCGTCGCATATTCATCGGTTATTGCTGTAGCAGTACCATCAGTAATGAACAGAAGTTTCGTAATCATTTTAGCCGAACCTTGTTCGGCTAAAATCATCAACTCACCACCAACCAATGTTGATGTTGGATAACTGAACAGCGATACCGCTGTGGTTCCGCTGATAGTTACCTGACTGTTGGTAAGTTGAAGACCATTTAAAAACTGCATTTATTAACCAGTTATAACAACACGATATTGATTAGATGTAGGGGCAACAGCAAATACGAATGTTGCCTTTGTTGTTGCATTTATACCTCCAGTATCAGCATGCCAAATATCAGGATAAACACGATCATATGGAGAACTGTTGTTATAAACTTCTGCAACAAAGTCAGCAGTACCAAGGTTATGAGTCACAACAATCTGCGTTGTTGTTCCATCACCAATACTAGTCACATATTTATTAACACCACCGTGGGTCGTAGTGTCAATACTTAACAGTCCAGTTGTTGCATCTACCTTGAGGTATCCACCTGTTGCTGCTGCGCCAACCTTGATATTAATGGTTGCCGCTTGCATAGTCAATGTTCCGGCGTTAGAATTGCCTACAGTGACTGTTCCTTTTGTCGCATGGGTTGTTGATGAAAGAGTTAATGTTCCAGAGGCTGCGGTTGAGCCATAAACTGTTCCAATAATCGGGGTAGTTAGAGTAGGACTTGACGCGAATACTAACGAACCAGAACCAGTTTCGTCTGATATAACCCCTAACAACTGAGCAGAAGTAGTTGCGGCGAAGACTGATAAATTGTTTGCCGTATAAGCAACCGTACCACCAGTACCAAAAGCGACAGATGAAGAGTCTGTACCGGTAAATGTTAACGTGTTACTTGCAGTTAGCGTTTTACCGTTGGCGATCGTCAATGTCGAGCCTGTAGCAGGCGCAGTAATCGTTACCTTGTTAATCGTGGTAGCAGAAGCAACACCAAGCGTAGGAGTAACAAGAGTCGGGCTAGTATCAAATACTAGCTTACCTGCGGTGCCAGTTGCGTATGTTGACGTGCCGCCCAGAATCGAGTAGATGTTAGCAGCAGTAAACGATGTTGCCATCTGGGTTGATGAGATACTGTTATTCTTGACGTAGATATTATTACCAGAAACACCGATCGTGGCGTTATCGTAGCCAAGAGCCAGAGAGTTACCAGATTTCAGAATCGGTGCAGTAACGGTAATTTGACCTGCACCAGAGAATTGTACCCATGTGATCGCTGTTGTGCCGACCGTAACGCCTGCTGTTGTGGTGTTAGTACACAACCAACCTTGGTCGTTGTTTACCGCACCCTCATCAATCCATACATAAGCAGCAGGGAATTCTGATGATAAATCTTGATCTAAGGCGCGTGTAAGAACTACTGAAGTTCCAATACCACCAACAGTGTATATACCATTATCCCACGCACCAGCACCAGAACCAGTAGTGGAATCCTTAACCAAAACACGATCATTATTTGCAAGTGTAATACCATCAAGAGCAAATGACGTGCCACCAATCGTCAACGTGCTAGATGTTCTTGCGGTAATGACTAGGGCTGCGGTTGTTGCAGCACGAACAGACGACTTCGCATTTAGACCTTGTGCCGTGGTGTCAACATAATTCTTGGTTGCAACGTCTTGGGGAGCAGAAGGATCGGTTGCTTGGAATCGACCATCGGCATCACGAAGAACGAGATATGCATTAGCTGTTTGTGCCGCCTGTGCATTAGTCAACATCGTCTTATCAGCAGCAGACATGAAACCAGCAACAGAAGTTGTTGCGACCGCGGGCATAGCGTGAACGTGGTCAGCGCGAGCAACGCCCGTACTTGAACCAATAGTTGCTGCACCCCCGACGGTAAGTGTTGATGCTGCCGTATTGGCAGGCAACGTGTGGGTGTGATCCGAACGTGCGGCTGTTGTCGCAGTACCGGCTGCGCCTGTTCCGTTAGCTGCTAATGATGCGGTTGATGAACCCAACCAACCGACGACTTGAACTGTTCCAGCTTGATCGCTAACCTTTAATAAGTGAGTCGAACTGTTCCACCAGATAAGACCTTCTGTGCTTGCAGAAGTAGAGGGATCAGTTCCCGTTAGACCAATTTTGGCATTCAATAATTGATTGTTTTGTAGGTCTATGTTGGTTAGGTATTTTGGCATAAGATTACTCCCTGTTTATTATGTTAGATATGCTGTGCCAGAAAACGATGCAGTAAACGTGATTGTTAATGTATTAGAGTTATTATAAACGATCTCCCCAATTACAGTATTCATGAATGAGTCAATAACGGTTACGGATGGGTATTTGTTCAAGTTATGAGTAATCGTCCATGTATTTTGTGCTGACACCTGCGTATGTGTGTAACTGATTGATGCCGAGAAAACAACCTGATTTACGTTACCATTAAGTTTCTCAAGTGCAGTCAATATCGAATCTGATGCTGTGACTGTGCCAGTCATTGAACTAAATCCTGTCAATGTGCTGCTAAGATCGAGCGTACCACCGCCTGTGGTATATGTTCCCCATGTACCATCACCTAATAAAACAGTTGTGTGTGATGGGGTTCCTGTAACAGGTCCAACCGGAACGTCAGTTAGAATCGGAGTGGGTGTAACTAAAACTGGATCAACAGTATATTGCACTAACCAAGTCGAACCGTCGTACTTGTACGTTACCCCGGTCAAAGAATCGGTGTAAGTGGCATTTACGTCAGGGTAACTCGGAAATGTTGGCACTATATTACTCAGATATGATAATGTTGATGGATTGTTGCTTCGTTATTATGTCAGATGAGTTATACTTATAAATCACATCAACATTATCATACTTATAAACAATGTCTCTAGAACTACAACTCGATGATGACATAAGTTCGTATAAGTAATGATTATTTACTTTCATTAATGCTACCATTTGGTGCAGAAGTTCTTGTATTGAATCTTGTGCTGGGTAGACCCCCCCCGCCCCGAAGAATCTCATTAACAGCAATATTCATTCCTGTTGCAACGGCTGGACCTACTTGTCGATATGTTCTCATCTGGTAACTTCTCTAGAAATGGATACTGTTCCTTCTACCAATCTTGTAACATCACCACTCGGGGAAACTAATTCAAGATCATATACGCCAGACACCCAGTTGATGGTTGAGGTATCTGTTGCTGATATATAAAGTTGTATTTCGCCAGCAATTGGATTGGCGATAGTGATTCGATTATTGGTAGTGTTCAATTCCAATTTAGGTGTGACATCATCGATCTTAGCTCGAATTTGCATTCTAGCGGTATAGTTCGAGATATCGATAGGAGTTACCCCGTCTGTTTGACGCCATAAGAAGGTATGTCTAAAGGTTTCCCTGATTTATCTTATCTGTCATACTACTTACTTCCTAGAGCATCAACTAGTTCGGCGATAGAGTCGTATGTGTCGTCAGCTAGAACCATCTTCGATTCTGTCACGAATCCAAGATACTTGTCATTCTTCTTGAGCACGTTATAACCGGCATATTCTGCAATGGTATAACCGGCAGCGAATGCTTCTTCAATCTTATTCTTCTCTGTGGTTCTGGTGGTTACCTTAACGGGAGAAACTTTCACTTCTTCCTTCATGATAGCAGCCTTGGTCTTCTTCACGTCGAATTCTACGAGAGGTTCAAACTCAATCGATTCATTCAGTGGAGAGAAAATCTTGCCATCAATAAGACATTCGATCTTGCATTCATGTTGCCCGGACTCAATGATGCCTTTCAGCTTAGGAATTTTGACTTTCAGATTACCGTTTGCGTATGTACCATGGCAGACAATATCGAAGTCTTTTCCTTCAATCACTAATCGGGTATCAGATGCAGCCGAACTTGTGCCGAAGATATCCATCGAAAATTCAAGTTCGGATTCTTCATCCAGTTTCAAGTTTGCTAAAATCATTATGTCATTCCTTGTTCTTTGATCTTATATTTATACGAAGTGATTCTAGAATCGTATATCCAAGATGTGTCGCTTGTACTTTGATTTTGTTAACAAAAGTTGTCATTCCTTTGTATGCAGCAACAACCTTTTCAAGAGATTTCAATTGGAGATAACTTAATTCTCGTTCTTCTCTCCACGTTTTACCTTTTCTAGATATTACCACGACGATCTTATATGTCTGTTCGTCATAGGGTATTCTAGACGGACCCATTGCTCCGCCGCCACGGGCAACAGGAACGATACTAATGACAACGTGATATCCCATCATTGAGATATTCAGTGGATTGGCTTTAGGGAACATTCCCATCAGGGCGAAACGTTTGAAATTCATACTTTGGTTATCGTGAAGACAACGTCGGTCGAAGTGATGCTCTGATTCAAGACACCATCGCTTCTGGTCGTCATTGACGTGGTCAAAGGATCGATCAGCCCATGAACACGGGCTAAGGATTCAAGCAATTGAAGTTGTCTTGGAGTAATGCCCGTGATTGATGATGTTCCTGCTGGTAACGTAATCGGGGCAAGCGTGGTGTAGGTATCTGTGGTTATGATGCTCTGAGTTAATACGCCATCGCTTCTAGTTGTATCTGTTGTCGTAATCGTATAACCATCAACCGCACCATGAATACGTGCGATTGCTTCCAGCCATGCGTCTTGTGTCGCAGTCAATCCGTTAGGCATCGCCACTTGAGTTCCGGATACGTAACCCGTAACAAAGTAACCTTCCCAACAGTAGTCTTGGAATGCAGACAGTGATTGCCACAGCGTTCCGGTACTAGTGGTTGCTTGTGATCCAGTCAAACCGATTACACAACTAATACCGGTCGTGATTGTGCCGGTACTAGCGGTCATGCTAGAACCAGTTAGATAATCCTGATCGAATTCCTTGATGTTCCCAGCGGCAAAACTAGACTGAGCGCCAGATAGACCAACAGTAACATTTTGACTTACAAAATTACCTTGGCTGGCCGAGATTTGTGAGCCAGTAAGGGTAGTTCTAACGGTAGCATTCGCGGCGCCTGTCGTGGAAACAATACCTGCTCCCATTAGTGTAATCGAGACACCCTTATCAATCGATCCTGTGCTGAACGTCGATTGTTGCCCCGCTAAGGAGATATTGTCAACGACGGTCGCACCAATCGAACCAGTTCCAAACGATGTAGATTGACCAGAAAGATTAGCGGTGGTACTTACGATTGCAACTAGATTACCCGCAGAAGATGTTAGCGCAATACCACTTAGGGCATCCGAATCATTCGGCCCGACGTTACCTGTCATGATCGATACAGACTGCCCAGTAACACCAACAGCCATTCCAGCCGTTACGTTGCCACTTGTTGTTGTGATCGATTGCCCGTTTAGTTGGGCGTAATCTTGAGCAAATGCACCAACGGAACCTGTTGATGACGTGAATGATTTACCCGTTAGATCAATATTTGTTGCAGAAGTCGCAATTGTTGACCCAGCGGCAAACGTACTCTGATAACCAGTTAATCCAACAGATACGTTTCTAGTTAGACTGCCACTAGAAATTGTGTTTGATTGACCACTTAATCCTAATGTATTGCTCGGTGTAATGTTACCAACATATGAACTTAATGCCTGCCCAGCCAGCGTTACGTTATCAGACTCAGTTATACCAAGGTTTCCCTGATTAAATGAGGTAGATTGCCCAGTCAGACCAACCGTTGAACTACTTGAAACTGTTGGAGTACCAGCAGCAAAGGTACTTTGGTAACCCGTTACAGTTGTATCCAATTTGCGTACAATTGTGCCTGAATTTGATACAACCTGTTGACCAAGCAATGGTAGTGTGGTAGTTGCAACAACATTACCATACGGGAACGTCGAAGATGTTCCAGTGATCGCAGCGTAATCAGCTTGAGAGGTGCTTACGTTACCGGTGTATGACGTAAGTAAAGAACCACTGATACTAATCGTGACGTTTGAAACCGTGCTTGCAGACAATGTGCCTGCGGTGAATGTACTCTGATAACCAGTTATACCGAAGTCGGCAGACGGAGTAAGTGAGCCATAGTTGGTCGTAAGAGATTGCCCAAGTAGGGCAAGAGAATCGTTAACTGATGTTGAGCCGAACGATCCTGATAATGCTTGACCGATCACACCAACTGATGTTGATGGTGTGATTGTTCCCGATGAAGATGTAGCTTGCAGACCCGTTGCTGAAACAGATCGATTGGCTAGGATAGAACCAGCCGAGAATGTCTTTTGTTGACCAGTGAGTGCTACTGATATGTTAGTTGCAGCAGATGCAGTAATCGTCCCTGCATAAGCATTTTCTGATGAACCAACAACACCTAGCGCCAGACCTAGAGCAAGTGCGCCAGCAGCAAACGTAGATACAACACCAGTAAGTGAAACAGTTACGCCTCTTTTTCGCTTTCCTGGGGGTACTGATTTGGAAGGCATCTAAGCTCCTTAGATGGGCCAGCCAACTGACCAATCGTAGTCTAATACACTACTTATGTCTGTCAGTTGTGATACTATATCCTGATGCCTTCCACATGTGCCGGAGATAACTGCTTCAAGTTGTGCTAGTGCAGTCGCTTTTGCTAGAATCTTGGAAGCCAAATCAGCCGTAGTAACACCCCTCGCTTGTGCTTCAATATCTAACATTGGTGTAGGATTTCCAATTGAGAATCCGTTTGCTTCATTTTTCTTTAATGACCATGAAGATGCTTCATATGGAGATGCTGTAGAGCAATAAAAGTCCCTCAAATCATATGCAAACTGATTAATCATCGTGAGTATATGTGCGATTGCATCTTGCAAGGTCCATTCAGACGGATCAGTCTGTCTTAGGCACCATTGTTTACTTGAAAAATCATATAAAATCATATTTTCTCTTTTACCATGAAGTTGCTATTATGATACCAACGCCGCCGTTACCTGCTGGATAAGCAACGGAGCCAGTATCTGATCCACCAGTTCCGCCGCCTCCAGCGGCTTCTTCCATGTATGCCAACACACCAGCAGCAGCGGAGTTTGCTCCGAAGAACTGTTGATCAGTATTTATGTTTGATGGAAGATTGCAGATAACAAGCATTAATAGTCGCCACCATATGCAGTAATAAACCAACCAGCAGCAACTGTCGTGCCGAATCCGTCAATAATACGATATCCGGGAGGTAATGCCATATTAATAGGATACTCAACATCAACAGTTGAGGTCGTTGCTGTCGTAGCAGGGAGAGATATTTCACCGAAGAACAAATTATTTAACAGTGATCCAGATAATGAGTTGCGAGTACCCACTGCAGCAGTTTGGGTAAAAGTGTTAGTTGTCGCGGAGAAGTATGTGTGTTGTCCACCTGTTGTGTTACCAACGTAAATACGATAGGAAGCGGCGCCCGTGGCATCAGTCCAGTTCCATACAATTGAACTTGTTGTTCCGGTTGTAGTCACAGCAGCAGTTTCTGTAGATACTGTTGTTGGAGCATCAAACTGGTCATAAGCAACAATTTTTGCGAAATATGATTGGGCTAGAAGTGTTTCACCACTTCTAGACGGAGTGCCAGTTGGCGTACCTGAAACAGGAGAAATGACAGAAGACATTCGACCAGAGCCGTTGTTGATGTATAATCTTAACACTGTCGCTACGTTGGTTGCATCTACGATACAATAAGAAACCTTCCGAACACCAGTTCCGAAACCCGCAGCGAACGTCTGAAACGTCGCATCTGGTGGGGTGTTGTTTAACGTAATAGGACCAGTTCCGGTGCTCGTTGTGGTGTCTGATACTCTATCAACTATGTATGGTATTATCTCTCCGCCGTTCCAAATCCCTGAGATTGATAATATGCGTCAATAAACAACAGACCAATCGGGTCAGGGTATGTATCGTTTGGATGACCCGCATCTCGGAATACTCTCAACATGATAACGGCATCTGGTCCCATATTTGGAATATTCATCGGTGTTGTTGTCTCTGCCACCAAATTTACATCCTGAGTCGTTCCGTCGAGAGCGACCTCAACATACGTTGTCATGATCGAACTAAACTTCATATCAGAAGTAACACCCAAATCCCCATCACCAAACTCATTAGCCCAGATGAAATCGAATCCCCATCTAACCGTGCCCGAGTTGGCAGTTAGTTGAAGTATATGCCCATGAGGATAAAAATCTGAACCAATCACGAAATCACGGGGCATATGGAACAACGCAGTACATTCCTGTACCGAGTTAGCATCGAACGTGTTTATCTGGAATGCACCCTTGTATGAAGTTTTTAGTGGGGGCGTTGTTGTGCCAGAAACATCAATCTGAGCACGAAGGTTTTGCCACTTAGTTGCAGTACGGTCGTCTAACTCTGCGAAGTTGTTATCCATCTCCGCATAAGTTAGCGCAGCCGCTTTTGATGCATGTGTTACGATTGCCATGTATTAGGCAAGACGTAGCAGAGCGTTAGATGCGTCATTGGTAGGCATCGTCAGCGTCAACGTACCAGCAGTCACCCTCTGAGCGCCGAAGGTATATAATGCGATTGCCTTGTTTCCTTGGGTTGAATTGAACAACAACACACAATCAAACGAAGTTGCCAGAGTAACAGACGAATAAACAATTGAAGCGGAAGGTGTCCAGATTGCAGTCGTGCCTGAAATCGAAGGCGGCGTTGCGTTAGTAACAACTACACCACCAGCCGTGTAACCAGTTCCACTAACCTCACCAGTATCAGCAACTGAACCAACAGTACCACCATAGGTTGCCTTGGTTGCACTGATGTTAGCCGTAGTCAGATAAAGTGCTGCCATGACGTCATCAGCCGTTGTGGCACCACGAGTTACTGTAGTGCCGAGTGCATGAATACCAGATAGACATTCTGACTTGAATGAATTACAAATACCTTGGACATTAGCCATGTTTAAATCTCCTTAAAATTTAGATTAGTAGGATCAAAACCCACCTTGAATCGCGTTAGTACTAGCACCCTCTTTTAGCTTGATGTGTGCGTTTTGTTTCACTACTTCACCTTCCAAAACATAGGTTTCGACCAATTTGATAAAATCAGAGGTCTCATACCATTGTGCGGAATATTCCAAACTCTCAACAGGCAAATTGCCCTTGGTTGTCCAAATCAGAGGCGTTTCATTCGTCATAATATTTTCTCCATCTTAAAGTTAAAAGTCACTCAACATGAGTTACGCCATATTTATACTGTGTTATTTTGACTGTTTGTCGATGGCGATTGTTGAGCGATCTACAGCCTGCCTTAGTTGAGAATTTGATTGTTGAAGTTCTGTGATCAGGGAATGGTGATCATCCATGGATATCTTGATATACAACTCAACCCCACCTGCGATTGCGGCAAGAACAAACCATGCACCAAAACCACGATTCAACCACTTTGTTAATTCAATCTTGGTTGCTGTATTTTTCATAGTGGCAG